GCACCGCTATGGTAGCAGATGTATTCTTAGGATCTATGTTACCTAGTGAAGCATCACTGATTCCTAGGGTTTCTTTGGTATATTGCATGGCTAATTCAATCGTATTAATGATTTGCCCTGACATTTGACCAGGTTCGAGGTATCCAGCAATGTTTCTGATGTTTGCATCAGGTCCCATTCCCGTTACTCCAATAGATGAACCGATTTCATTGGTCCATCCGTCAACCACATCGGCATTGTATACGGCTTTTGGGAAGGCTGTCATCATCAAGTGATACATGACCATGGCAAACATACGGTTAATGAAGATTTGATTTGGCAGCATCCCTGTAGAAACCGCTCTGCCGTGGTATTGATTCTTTTGTTTCTCCCAATTCATCCAAGCAACCGGGTATTCTGTGAGACCCGTGTCAATATCCTGATAGATATACGCACTCTCTACACTCTTTGTCGCTTTGATGGTGCCTGTTTTCTTGTCTTTCCGGTACACAATGATATAAAGAGCCTTGCCGTATCCATCTGCATCTACTTCAATGTCGGAATTGTCTCCTGCTTGTTCGTGAAACTCTGCATCTTTTTGGATTCCACTGATCTCTGTCTCATTCTGTTTGTACTTCTTCGCTTCTTCTTTCAAGTTTGCAACGGTATCACGCCCGGCAATGATGATATACGGCTGAATGTCAACCCGTGGATTGTTCCCATTCCCAAAATAAACGTTGGTCCCGTCGACTAACTCCATGCAGATGTCGCCTTTAATATCACCAAACGCTTTCCCATATGGTTTCTTATCCATATCAAAGTAAAAGTGGGCACACGCATCACCTGTGATGGCTGCATCAAACAACGCTTCTTTAATCTTGAAATCCATTTTGAACTTCTCGAATAGATTGTTTACTTGGGCATTGGCTAACTTCGATGGATTAATTGGATCATCTTCCATTTCTGAATGAGTCAATGGTTCAAAGTGTAGCTTTGATTTAGATGAAGTGAGTGAAGCCACAAAGAATGTAATCACTCGCTTGATAATGTTAAACACTGGCTTTGGCATGTTCTCTGCTTCAAGGTTTCTCCATTGATCCCCTTGAAAGAAAGCAATGTTTGCATCTACGGTATCATAGTAATTCGGCTTAATGCTGTTGTTGTATTTCTTCCCATCTTCGAACAATCGCCAATCTTTCGTTTTCTTTTCACTCAATCTATTTCACCTTCTTCTTTGCTGTAGCTGTATCTACGTCATATGAAAATAAAGCCTTGAAATGTTTATCGAACGTTTGCATCTTCTCTTGTTTGCGCTGTTCTTCTTCACTGATGAATTTAGGCACATGCGTTTTCCTTCCGTGCTTGTAACCCATATAGAAGAAGCCTATAAGCGCAATAAAAAAGACCACCGATGTGAGTAGCCCATAAATGAATTGCATATTGTCACCACCTTGTAAATGCTGATACTTTCGGTTTGCCACCTGTCATTTGTTTAACGGCCTTCTGATGTTTCTCATGCGGGGTTAAATTGTCTGGATCATGTATATGTTTCTTCTCTTCTTTATACTTCATCGCTTCATCATTGAGCGCATAACGTACCGCATCAATGGTGTGATTGTTCTTATCGGGGTATCCTGCTTTCCAGTTTCCATTGGCATCCTTATCTAGTTCATACGTCAAGAACTCTCGTGCTGTCTCTGGACATCGCACATCATCTATGATGATTTCCTCCAGGCTTTGAAGGAACTTGATGCCATACTCGATACTATCCGGTCCCTTCTTCACCCCACGAATCTTTAAACCATATTGTCTAAGTTCATGGATAGACTTTGGTTCGGCTGAATCTGCCAACACCATTTCATTGTTTTTGTTTTCCTCTTTGATATGCTGATGTGCAGCATAGTTTGATAATCCTACTTTGTATAGTTCATGAAATATATAAAGCCGCTTCTTCTTGCGGTCATAATGAGTTACGTTGTAAGCGAGGGGATCGATTGCATATCCAAAGTCAAGGCCACGCTTCACATTATAGAAGTCTGCTATCTCTTCATCACTGATAGGTCGGCACTTCACATTGTCGAATACTTCGCCACCTGTTCCTGTGACTTCTCCTAAGTATTCATGCTGATAGGAGGTGGGTTTCACTTCTTTCAGGTGTTCCGCTTCCACAATGAATTGTTCACCCAGCCATTCTTTCGGCACGGTTAAGTAATTGGAATGATGAAAGAGTCTGTCTGTCCTAGTGAGTTGCACTTCTGCATTCACCCAGTTATTCGCGCTCTTTGGAGGGTTGTAACTGTAGAATACAGTGAACTTCTTTCCGCCACGCATTAAAGATTGGTTAATCATCCGGATCTCTTCCATGCCTGCGAATTCATCCACTTCCTCGTACCATAGGAATTTGCAATAGCCTTTTGAAAATTTAATGGACTTAATCTTCTTTGGTTTATCCGCACCCCTGAATATTATCTTCTGTCCAGTGGGAATATAAGTTAATCCTAATGGGCTAATGCTATCATGCCAGTATTTCTCCACACCTAGAACATCTATAGCCCATAGGAGCTGTTCATACACTGAATCTTTTAACGTATCCTTAACTTTCCGCATAGAAACAGCATTCGCTTGTGGATCACTCATGATTCCTAATATGATTTCAATGGCAACAAAGGATGATTTGGTACTACCACGACCACCACCAAACCAATAATGTACATGGTTCCCTTGCTTAATATCCTTATGAATCTGTTTAAAGGAGGGAGCGACTACATTTGAAAGTTTAATCATCTATATCATCGACGATTGTCACGCCTATATTGCCTTCTATTTGCGTTTTATCTGTCCATAGGGTGTAACGCTTCCCGATGAGTTCTAATGCCTTTAATCGGTCTTTTGCGCTCATTCCCTTTTGTGTTAGTTCTGGACCACTCTCACCAAATACCACCACTTCTTCCCGTTCCTCATTACGAGCAATAGAAGTAAGTAATCTCATGACTTCTTCAGCATTCATAATGCGTTTATCTGCCAGAAGTTTGAGCTGTTCATCGATGTAGGCTTTGATACCAACATTCTCCAACAATTTATAACTTTGTGCATTGGCGTAATTCTCACTATATCCTGCTCTAATGGCTGAATCCGTGATATTTCCTGATTCAATATAAAAGTCTGCGAATCGTTTCTGTCTTTCCTTTAACATTACATATCACATCCTCCTACACTACCCCGAAGTATTCTTTGTAGAGTTCTAATTGTTTAGCTGTACCGATGAATTGTTTACCTTTAATTGTTTCTACAAACGTTTCTGTTAATTTAGGTAAGTCATTCACTGTAGGATTATGAAGAAAGGGAAAATCTCTTCTTCTTGCATCATTTAAAGCTAACATAGCATCTAATTGGTAGTTTCTTTTCATCTTATCCACTCCAAATAAGAAAAGCACCCGTAATGGATGCTCCTCTGTTACTTATTAACCGCCTGGCTTGATGCTTTTGATAACTGCCTTATCTCCACCCGGTTTAGTACCTGTATAGCCGCCAACCTTTTCACTCATGACTGCCACCTACCTTAATACCTTCACACTTTAAGCCACCTGTGCCTGGATCATCTAAAATATATCCGCCTGGTTTTGGATCTGCGTAACCGCCTACTTTATCACTCATTTGAATCCCTCCCTTGTCTTAATTATATACGACATGAAGGAGAGTATTCCCTTCTATCTGATCCATTCAATCTCTATATTTCGTTTCTTTCTCTCACCTGATAACTTTATCACTGCTTGAGAAGGAAAGCTTTCATCATAGCTAAACTTTTTCGCATAGCTTTCAGCATCTACTAACGTATTTCCACACAAGAACCACCGTTTATATTCCTTCACCGCTTTGTTAAAGGGATCAATGTTGTACTCTTTATATGGTTTGCTGAATTCTTTATGCCAATGGCCTACATAAAAGATATCCGCTGTGCTGCGTTTCATTCGCTTGAGGTTTCTTTCTACACTAGCAATGGTTCCGCCTCCACCTGTGCCGTGGTACATCTCAATGCTATAGAAATTTCGGTTTATGCTGTATCCTACAATTCCTCTGTATTTCAAATACTTGTCTAGGATTCCTAACTTATCACAAAACATCTGCATTAAGTCAATGTCCGTTTCATCTTCTGTGCGCCAGTCGTGATTTCCAACGGTTACCCCATCGATGAGATCCGCATAAGGAGTGAAAATCTCTTTGGCTAAATCATATTGTTCTTGAGGGTTTAATCTTTGGTCTTTGGAGCTGCCTTTACTATGCTTTGTGATATTGTGGAATAAATCACCGTTTATTAATATCCTGGTGCTATCTCTATTGGAGTCTATAAATTGTGTAATGCGTTCTAATAAAGGTTCATTGACTGCATGACTGCCTAGATGTAAGTCGTTTAAACAAAGGATATTCCATTCCTTTGGTTCGAGAGTCTGCTTTATAAACTTCAATAAAGATTCACCACCTTACTTTTTAATATCTGCACCGTTCCCATCCCCTACGGCATCTAATCGCATAGACTTTAGCAGATATATAACCCACATGACCATAAAAAAGACGATACTGTCTGGCACCAGTACCGTCTCTTGCCGAATAGTACGGAAAATAATTGTCTAGACTATTTCCGTAGCCTTATTAGATTACCTGATACCTCAAGTATAACTAGATTCCTAGAGGATTTCAAAAAGTGTTACATGTGTGTAAAGTGTGCTTTTTGTGCCGTCTTTTGGTCGTAGGATGACTAAAATACTTCTATCCAATTTTGTTCTGGTTGTTCCTTTTGCAAGTCGGAAAGTGTGGTTTTATGAACAAACACTCTTTCTTGTTCCTTATTTTCAATCATTGTTAAAACATTGTCACAACTGGAACAGTAGTGGTCAAAGTCATATTGACAACATTTCATTTCATCAATATGATGTTTCCCTCCGCAATTGATACAAGGTCTAATATCACCCATATTTTCCCACTCCTTTTTACGTCATCTTTTCGGTCAAAGATTCATCCCGCTAACAAATCCACGATGTTATCCCTCAACTTATGCACTTGCTTTCGGCTTAGCTTCAGATGATGGCTAATTGCCGCTATGTTCATGCCATCCAGCAAACAATCCAAGACCACCTTTTCTTTCTCATCTGTCACCTTATGAATGCGTTCATTAATAAAGTTAACTTTCTTCGCATACTCATACATGCGTTCCGACTTCTTGGAGCGACGTACCACTTCATTTTCTAATGCTTGACTAACTATTCCTACCGCATGGGGTAAGGTGGCTTCTATGCCGTATTGAGCAATGCCTTGGAAGTCGGTTTTGCTTAACTCATAATCGATTTTCTTAATCTCTCGTATCATCCAGAAGTAATCTTTCAGTATGCCGTATAACTGAAACTTGTTATAGGTCATTCGCCGCCCTCCTTGGTGATTGCCCTCATAATATCTTTTAACGCATTAGCTGCCCTCTCATAAGTTGAAGCAACGCCTTTCCAACTAATGTAATCCCCTTCATATTGAGCTGCCTCACAGAGCATATTCCCTTTTGTTATCCGGGAGAGATACTGACCATCTGTTGCTGATTTCGTCT